ACAAGCTGGTTTTCATCAGCCATCTGACTCTCTAACAATGACAGCGTTTTCAAACCAGTAGCATTGTTTTTTGCTAGCAATGACGCGGCTAATTCGTCAGCATCTTTTTTTCTCGCAAGTGCGCCAAGTTTAAATATTTTAGCCTCAGCAGTATTCAAATCATCTATGGCTTTAATTTCTGCTGTTATTGCTGCGAGTTTTATCTCTAAGATTCCACCCACTATTCCATTGCTATCAATTATTTCTCTAACTTCTGCCTGTTCTTTGTAAAGTGATGTTAATTTTTCGGTATTGGATAAGCCATATCCGATAGCTTTATTATATTTATCAATACCTCCTGAAATTTTGTTTAACGTGTAAGTGACTGCATCACCTATGCCTGATGTTTCACCAAACCCTTCAAGCAGTTCTTGCCAGCGCTGAGATAGCGTATCGGTTGCGCCTGCTAGTCCTCCAGCTTCTGCTGATCCTGCACCACCCACTTGAGCTTCAAGTGTGTTCAGTATCATGGTTTGGGCTGCTGCGACTTGGCCTGTTTCAACTAAGCTCTTAATCACTTCTTTTTGTGATTCTGAAAAAGAAACACCAGAACGTTTTAATGCTGTTAAGCCGGTAATAGGATCCTCTAAAGCTTTACCAAGTTGTAAGGCGCTAGATTTTATATCAGAGCCCATAACCGCCGCCAAATCTTGTGATAGTTTTATTGTTCTCTCGAACGTCACACCTTGAATAGACTTAAAGGTTTGTAGGACGTTGACCGCTTGGCGAACACCTTCAACACTGGCCAATGTAGAAAGAGCCACGCTTCTGGTTAATTCTTCAAGTTCTTCTGTTGTTTTACCGGATGCACCGCCAGTTGACTTAAACAACGCCTCGGTTCTTAACAATCCTTGCTCTAGTGTTGAAAAGGCACTAACTGATGCAATGACTCCGAACGCCAGCGCACCTATACCCGCACCAAGCGCAACACCAGCGATCCCAACTGTAGCCATACCAGTTGCCACTGTGCTTAGTCTGCTTGATATGCCACCCATTGGGCCAGTCAATGTTGCTGCTGAATTTGCAGCTCTGGTAAATGCGGCAGACATTGCGCCAGTACTAGCCGTAGTTCTTCTTTGACTAGATGCTAGTCTATTTGACTCATTAGCCGCTTGCTTTTGACTTGTTGAAAATTTTGTAGTCTTGGCAGTTGTCCTTTCTAACTCTCTTTTGAATTGTGAAGATTCAACAGTCATTTTTGTGACTAGTTCAGCTAATACAGTTTTGCTCATTTCTTTTGATTCTTCCTAATTTGCTCAGATGCTTGTTTATTCTCGTAGTCGTAGAACGCCATCCAGTATGTGAACTCCTCGCTAGTCATGCTGGATAGTTCGCCCACCGTTTTACCTAGGTCTCGCGCCAAACGAAACACAAACATCATACCTTCAGCGCTGGTTAGTTTTTTTTCGCGTCCTCAACGTCTTTTATCGTTGTTTTCGATATTTTTTCGCACTCTACAAAAAGCTTTAGCAAGTCGGTTTCTGTCAATACGTCTAAGCCTTGCGCAATTTCTTCGTAACCGAGAATATCAATTTGTCTGACACCGTTTTCAGACAAGCAATTCGCTACAACCAAAAAAGAATAATTTTTCTTATCAGTGGCACTCTCATTCTGGATCAACGCGATACGCTGAGATAAGAAAGGTGGAATAATTTCCACCTCCACACCCAAATCATCAAGCTTAACCATAATTGTTTTAACTTCGTTTCGTTTAGCCTGTAATTTGTTTAGAAAATCCATTAGCTAGTCGTTTCTGTGAAATCAATAGGGCCAGTTCTTCGGATAACACAACTCCACATTTTAGTGCTAGGTGCATCTCCACTTGATATACCGTAATTTTTTAGGGATACGGGCATCTCAAGCGAATCACCGTCTGCATATGTGACTTTTATTTGGCACGACCCTTTTGCTCTTGCTAGTGTTCTGAAAGTTAATTGGTCTGCATCTGTCTTTTCATAGAATGCAGTCAAAGCTTGTTCAGTAGGTGAATCCATTTCTGGCTCGAATTTTTTGATCGTGTCGCGTACAGTTGTCGTTTCACGCTCACCTGATTCTTCTTTGAATTCTGGCATTTCTTGAATGCCTATGATTTCAATGTATGTGCTGCCTGAGTCAATAGAAAATTCAAGTTTGGAGCCTGCTATAATTGTTGTAGCCATTTTTTTATCCTATAAAGTGCAAAAAACCGCAATTAAGCGGCTGGTAGTGGTTTATTTAATCGAGTTTAGTTGTGGTAAAACGTATAATCTAACGTTATTTCTGTTATATCAGGCTCTAAAAGCTGATTTGATGATTCATCATTTTGAACCGTTAGTAATATTTTTATACCAAAGTTGTTGCCGTTCAAACCTTCAAGCTTTGCTGCTATCAAATCTGATATTGTTTTAGCTTCTTTATACGTTTTGGCAATTGATATAATCTGCATGGAACTTTGAATAACTCCAATTGGTCGGCCTGTTGTATCTCTTTCTTGTGTTCGCCCCGTCTTTTCAAACGTAATCGCAGGGAACGATTCATCACGCTTCATTATCGATATTCTGCCGCTGACAAGAGAGCTTATATGCTCGTCATTAGATAAAATAGAATTAAGAGCCTTTTCCATATTTCTTTATAGCCTGTAAAATTATGCGCTCGCGTAAACGCTTTACAAAAATTGGGATTGATTGCTTATAACCAGCTTCAAAGCCTGGCAATAACATTGGTTTTGCCCTGATACCTGGGTGCATAACGTTTGAATAAACCTTACCCCCAAATGATACCTTTGCTTTGTTATCTCGCTTGTTCCTGCCTCGTCCCGACTTGCTGCCAGGGATCCTATGAGACTTAACACCTTTTTCTAAAAAACTGCCGTAAAACGCTGAGTTTTTACGTTTTATACTAAATCCTATGTGTAGGGTTGCCACATTTTCACGCTTACCCTTACCCTTAAAAACCTCTGCAATAATTCCCCGTCTAAGGTTGCCTGTCTTTCTTGGTGCTGCTGCGCGTGTTGACTTGATGATTGGCCTTGATGCGTCCCTCAATGCTCCTGTGAGCGCTGCAAATCCTGCTTGCTTGCCTAACTGAGCTAATGCTTTCTCTAAACCGTTTAATCCGTCAGTTTTATACATATTTGATAGCCTCAATTATTAATTCACGATCTAAACCGTTAACATTTTCAACGGTTTGTATTTCGTATATATCGTTTTTGTATTCAATAAATAATGTTTCTACTATTCTGCTGTTAAACCGCAGACCAAACGAAGTAGTTTTTTGCAGTTCTGTACCATCTGATACAATACTGTTACTTGAGCGAGATTCTAAAACTTCGGCTTTACTCGTAAAAGAGGTATTTAAAACCTCTATTGTTTCACCAAAGTCGTTTTTAGTTTCTGATTTAACTTTGAATTTCAGTAATTGACGAAGCTTTCCAGCGCGTATCATATGTTGATGCACCTATAAGGCCCAACGAGGTAGTCGAACGCCATTGGTACAGATTTAACCGTCATAGTTGATGTCGCCTCTCTGTTTTCAAACAAATGAGCTATCAACATAAGCATAGCGTGGCGTAAATCCTCAGTCACAACCATTGCCTTATTTAGTGACGTGTCGCCAACATCCAACGCATCAACCGCTGCTGCAAGTGAATCCTGAGACTGATACAACGGTCTATTAATCGCATTTTTAACCACCGCCACTACAACTGGAATAGTGCGAGTAAACAAAGCGTCAAAGTCAACAACATCTAATTCTATACTGCATTGCTCTTTGCACTCCGCGACTGTGATCACTTTGTCTTATTCCTTGGGGCTGCACTTTTTGATTTATTCAGAGGTGGTGAGGATGATTTATCCAAAAACCCGTTGTTTAGTGCGAACTTAACCGCGACTTCTGGCACTTCGTCGCCTACATTTATTAAAGTTGATTGATTGCCATCAACGTAATAATTGAAATTCTTAATTGCTTTCATAATGATAAAAAAGGGCCGTTAAGCCCCTCTCCTATTTTATATTAAGATGCTGCTTGTGTTAGCACTTTAATAGCATTGCTGTCTGTCAACATGCCGCCAGTTCTACGAGTAGTATAAAACTGAACGTTAGGCTTGCTAGTGTAAGGGTCGCGCAATATGCGGGTTCCTGTACGATCAACAATAGTATAGCCTCGGCTAAAGTTACCAAACATAATACCGTTAGCATTGGCGGCTAAGTCTGCCATATCTTCGTTTTCAGAAATGCCATAGCCTAGCAAAGTTGACGGAACACCAGCTTCGATACCTGCACGCCATAAATAGTTTCCTTCATTATCTTTAAGCATACGAACTTTTGAAACTGATATGTTGTTCATCATAAAAGATGCGCCCGTTCTGTAGGCTTTCTTTAGTGAGTGGATCAACGTAATCAATTCGTCACCCGTTACCGAGCTAACACCACCAGTTGTTATTTTTTGCAATTGGCCAAACGTTCTTGCGGCATCTGCTTGAGCTGATAACGCATAAGCTAAAATTCCCTTAGGCTTATTGGTGCCGTTACCCAATAAGAATGCTGAACCTTCTTGCTCTGCAAATTCTTGGGCGACTTCGCCAGCAATCCACGCTTCAGTATTAAAGAAAATATCATCAAGCGAGGTTTGTGTAGCAGCAGGGTTAGCGTAAATTTCACCCATAAACGCAACAATTTGCGCCAAAGTAGGAGTGCCAGTCGCAGGTCTTGCCGCTTCTTCACCTACCCAACCAGATGCAGCACCACCAAGATTTACAAGCTTCTTGTAGTCTGGTGTTGATACTGTGATTTGACTACATACTTGGCGCATTGGTGACATGTCACGCTCTAATTCCAAGATGGTGCGATCTAGTTCTTCCGGTACAGCAAAGCCACCTTCTGATCCAGAGCCGGTATTGATAGACTTAGTATCAATTTGGCTCGAGTCACCTTTACGCATAAACGCTAAGAAACCTTTCTTGTATTCGTCTTGCTCTTTGCTAGTTGAGCCAGGGCGGTTTTGTTGCTTCTGCAACGTCTCTAAATCTTTCTTGACCGCTTCAAGCTCGGACAATTTTTCATTAAGAGATTCAACTTTACCCGCTAAGGCTGATTTTTCAGCTTCGATACCATCAACGCGCTTATCGTTGGTTGTTTTGAACTCGTCAAATTTAGCGCCAAGTTCTTTAGCAACCTGTTCAATGTCTTGTAATTCAATAGCCATTTTTAAATTCCTGTAAAATGCAAAAAACCGCAATTAAGCGGCATGATTAGTGTTTAAGTTGTGCTTCAGATAATGTTTTTTAAGGCCATCAAAGCCTTTTCTGTGTCGCCTTCTGCATCACGCAGAGCCTTAAAACCATTAGCCATGAAAGCTTTTGATTGTGAACGTGTAAAACCTACATCGCGCAGGCATCCCTCGACCAAGGAAGGCTTAGGAATTTCACCCGTTTTAAGGGTTGTTTTAACGTCCGAAATTCTTGCTAATTCATTTGCAGGAAATGTAACCACTGACACTTCCCACAAATCGATATCTTTTAATATAAATGCGTCTTTTTCGCTGTCGTAATCATAATCATTGAGAGAGTAACCAATTGATAAACCAGTAAGTGATCCGGCCTTCATGTGTGCATGTGCGCGTTTGGCTAATGGATCATCATCAATAAGCAGACGGCCTTTCAACAAAAGCCCGTTCTCGTCCTCGCTCATTTCTGTGTAAATTCCGATTGGTTCATCCATCTTGTGCATCCAAAGCAAAGCAGGCAGAGAACCTTTCTCTTTCCATTTATCAAGTGACTTTTGAAAAGCTCCCTTTACTACTATGTCGCTGTATGAGTCTTTAACGCCAAATACTGATCCATAGCCCTCAAACTCGCCATTGTCAGAAACAGACTTAACTTTGAAATTTGTTTGTAATTTATGCTTCGTTATCATCTGTGCTTTCTCCTAATGGCTTGCCGTTTATAGCCATGTTTAATGGGGTTAAGAAAATATCGCCGCCCTCTCTTGGGTTCATATCCTCTTTTTCTCTAATTTCATTCGGTGACATCGCGCCGTTTTGCAGCATCTTTGTATAAAACTCAGCTCTGGCTTTCATATCACCACGCAGTAGAGCGTTTACATTGAACTTTGCAAAGTGTGTTAACTGATCTTTATCGTTGAATAATGAGAGCCTCACGCGGTTTTCAATGCGTGTTAAATACGGCATAAGTGAATGAGTGACAAATTCTAAGCCTTGGCTTTCAATGTTTGAGAACGTTGCTTTCTCTAAGTCACCAATCATATGTGGTGGCACTCTAAAAACACCCGCTATTTCTGAGCGCTGATATTTTCTAGTTTCTAAAAACTGCGCGCTCTCTGGTGTTATTGATACTTGTACCCAATCAAGCCCACCTTCTAAAATTAAAGGTTTGAATGAATTGGAAGAACCTTGATAATCTGAAACAGAATCTTTTAATCGCTTGTATTGCTCGTCAGTTAGTTTCTCATTCGTTTTGAAACCACCAAAAGGATTCGAGCCGTTCTTGAATAACGATGAACCATGTTGTTCGGTGGCTCTGGCTAAACCTAGTGAATGTCTAGCCTGTGAAATTGGGCATACGCCGTTAACGCCGTCGATAGAAAATTGTTTGATATGCAGCACGTCAGATTGTGTCAATACTTCGGTCTTGCCGTTAGCGAACGTTACTCTGTACTCGACTGTATAATCATTATTAAGTTTAGGGACAACACAAGTGGGGTTTAGCGGTAGCAATTCTAAAACTTTACCATTAACCCGGTTGATGTAACTGTAATGATTACCTCTCAAACATAGGTGAGCAGCTACCATTTCTTTCCACTCTTGTGCTGTCTGGTAGTCGTTTGGCGCTATTGAAAGCAATCTATGAGCTGGATGTTTAAATGCTTTCTCTTTGCCTGCCTGAGTCTCGACCATTACTGATAATGGCAGCATTCCAACAGATTCAGCTATAACTTTAACGCATTGATATACGGTGGTGATTTGTAGTGCATTGGCGGGTGTAATAGATACGCCTGCGTCACTGTCATACCAATTACCTAGAACGCCTGCTAATTTTTCAGGTGTATCTATTAAATCCGCATTCTTTCGCCCAAAGAGCGATCTAATTAAATTCATAATCTTCTAATGCTCGGTTCAATTTTAATTGTTTGGGTGAGTATTCGATTCATAGCCATAAATAACGCAACCATCCCGTCTATTTTGTTGTCGTGATGCTCTTTGTTAGGAAAATAGTTTTCGTTTTTATCCAGTTTCACAACGATGTTTGAGGCCATCCAATCCATCATTGGGTTTTTATCTTTGTGCAAAGTGCCGCTGATAACTTTGGCTTCTATTTCTTTCATCGATTCAGATAAGTTTTTAACAGTTTGGGGTATTTCAACCATTGGTGCGCCATCTTGTGACAATCTAATTGACATTTGAGTTGAACCCCAAGGATCGAAACCTACCGCCCTTACGTCAAAGTCTGTAAGCATCTGTCTGATGTCAGCCTCGATTACTTCGTGATCAATAATGTCACCGTCAGTCAGAGTCAAGTAACCTTGTTTGCTCCAAGTGTCGTACATGTTGCCAATGGTTCGCGCCTTGGTGTAAATCGTGTTTTCTGGCAAATAGAATTTACAAAGGAAGTGTATATTTTCACCGTCTGGAAATGCGGCCACTACTGCCGCAACATCTAACTTGTTTGCTAGGTCCATACCAATATAACAAGGTAATGTTTTTAAATGCTCAATGTCTGCGCGTTCTGGTAGCTTTTCCCACTTGAGCATATCAAGCCATGCAACTGCAGCATTGACCCAGATGTTTAAATGTTTAGTTAGAAAGTTATTAAGTGCCGCCGGTATCTCTCTCGCTTTCTTTGCGAGGCGGCGCATATCATCTATTTTTTTGGAGCGCCCGAGGTTTGGGTTTGCCTTGATCCAATTTTCCTCGTCAAAAGGATCATCGCCTTCATCAAGTGTAAAAATAATACCAAAGTAAGTATCATCATAAACGATGCCAGATAACACTTTTGTAATATATTCTCTTTGCTCATACCCGATACCCTGCTTATTAAAGCCTGCAGTAGTGATGGCAAGTATTAGTGGTTGTTCTCTTGCGCCTGTTCCTGTTTCTAGCACGTCCCATACTTCACGGCTTTTGTGTGCATGGATTTCATCCACTATGCCGCAATGAATGTTTAATCCATCAAGTGTGTTGGCATCTGCACTGAGCGGCTCAAACTTACTAGCTGATTTTAAGTGATGAATATTTAATCTGTGATAACCAAACAAGCGCTTTAACGGCCCTGACTTAGTGATCATTGTTCTGGCATCACCAAACACTATTCTTGCTTGGTCTTTCGTTGTCGCGGCGCTGTAAACTTCCGCCCCGCCTTCGTTATCTAGTGCGGTCATATATAAACCGATACCAGAACAAAATGTACTCTTTGAATTTTTACGCGCCACTTCAATATAAGCGGTTCTAAACCTTCTCAATCCATGCTTATCAACAAACCCAAAGAGGTTTATCAGAATGAAACCTTCCCAATCTGATAATTCGTATGGTTGTCCGGCCAACTTCCCTTTTACATGCCGGATAAAATCAGGATAGAACTCTAAAATCCTTGTGGCTTTGGCTTGATCAAATATCCAAACACCAGCATCAAGATCATCAATAAATCTTTGGCAAGATTGCTTAACTTGTTTGCATGAAACAACGTCACCTGACAATACATCAACCGCAAATTGTACCGACGATGTAAGGGTTGCCATTAAAGGCCGTATTTAGCGAGAGGATCATCCTTGTCTTGCTTGTCTGTGGTTTCAACTTTTGTCCTGGCGCTTGGTGTTAGTCCAAATTCCGTTATGTAACCCCGAAACAAACTTTCAGCTTTCTCAAGTTGTGAAACTTCTGGGCGCGATTTGTGCATCTCATCGCCTGTGTTATTCACTGTTACATAAGTGGTTCCACCGTGAACCCTGATTGCTTTCTGTAGATCTCTAATGCGTGCGTAAATACTACAAAGTATTTCTAACGCGTAACTATCCGCGAGAGTTAATACGCCCATTTTATCTAATGAATGGCAAAGATTTTTCCATGCCGTTTTTGCTTTAGCGTCTAAGTGTGCTGGGCATTTTGGTATGCCTCTCTGCGGCTTAGGTTCGTGTTTGTTTAACGCACGCTTGCCAGGGTTCCCTTTTATCAGTTTTAACACTGTAGGGGTCGGCTTAGGTGTTGGCATTGGTGTTCCTAAAAAAGTTTATAACTTGCGGAGGTGTAAGAAAACCTTTGGCGACGGTCCTGTGTGGTTAGGCTGTAGAGAAAAAGGGTGCCCCTCCCTCATCCAACCAGTAGCATCTGTTCGCCTTCATACCCATTATTGCTTTTAGCACCATTACACTTTCTACAAAGTAGCTGTGTGTTGCGCCTGTTGTGTTCTCCACCCTTACTTAGCGGGATGATGTGATCTAACTCTGGAGCTTTATCAATCATTTTGCCTCTGTCATCCTGCTTTAACTTCTTGCTGCAGCACTGGCACTTCCACTTATCTCTATTGAATACTTCGAAAGGGTTGAAAATCTCAAGGTTGAGGCTGTTTTTAATCCTCTTATCCCTTAGTATTTTTCTTCTTCTAGTTGAGTCAATCATCATTTTAGATGAGCATTGACTGCTGCAGCATTTAAATTTGCGATATCCTGGAAGTGGCGAATAATTACAACTGCACTTTGGGCATGTCTTTACTGTTCTGTTGCTGAGAACTAACTTTTTATATTTCTTAGAGTATTTATCAGCGCATTTAGTGCAGGCTTTCTTGCATGGAGATTTTGTGCAATGTACTGAGTTGCATATCCCACAATTATTAAAGTAAACGTTAGTGAATGGCGGTTGACTTTCAACTCTCGTAAATATGCCTGAACATTCTCTACTGCAGAATTTAAGCTCTTTAGTTTGATTGTGATTGAATGTTTTTTGACATTGCTTGCATTTAGCTGACTTTGACTTCTTACCGTAGCTTGGGTTTTCTTTTCGCTTCTCTCTTAACAGTTTGACATATGCGTTGTTATTGCACTTTCTTGAGCAATATAATTGCAATTTTCTTTTGCCTACAAACCATTTCCCACATTCTTTACACTCAGAATGGGCGGGGTTAGTAGGCATATTGTTTTAGGTTGCTGCAATCGCTTTAATAGAAAGCTCAACCATAAGATCAAAGCCATCTATTTCAAGTTGTGACATGTTGTGCTTTTCTTTCTCTATAAAATTAAATACAGCACTAATAAGCACTTCTCCTTCTTGTTGGATGTGATCATTATTTACTATAAGCTTCATTGTTTTACTCTTTCCCTTGCCGTCTTATCGCTGTGGTGAGCCATACACAACACTTCTAAGTTGTTATGATTATCTGTGCCGCCTTGATACTTAGGCTTAATGTGGTCTACCTGAGAGCCTGATTTAATTATTCTATTCCTTAGGCACTCTTGACATATGCCCTTATCACGCTCGATGATAACTGCTCTGATTTTGTCCCACTGATTACCATAGCCGCGTTGATGTCTATTACCTTTAATCCTTTCATTGGCGAACCATCCAGCCTTATCTTTGTGTGAGTCACAATAGCCTTGATACTTACGATCATTAACTATACTTGGACATGTTGTTACTCTGCACGCCTTACCGGGTCTAATCGGCATCAGCTTCAATGTCTAATTGATCTACTATCAATGTGAGTGTTGCAGTGATTAAGGTATTAGGTTTAATGGGGTCGATCACTATTCTTGTTATTCCTGATAGCTCAACACCATCTTGATGTACTGTAATGCCTTTGCTTGTTGGTCCGTTTGACTTAATCTTTATCATTAATAGAGCCTCGCTTTAGTGCGTCGACTTGAAGTATGTGAAGCTCTTTCTCACGCTTATTTCTTAGTTTCTGAAAATAATATGTTGTGGCGTATGTTGCTAAACACATGATGATACCGATTGTTATCGCTAATAACTCTACTGTGACAAATCCAATTAGTGCTGTAGAGCCGTTCACTGAATAGCTAGCAATGGCTGACTTATCAGTCACTTTGAAAACTTAGTATGTTTAATTAGTTTCTCGGCACTTCTTCCGGCTACGTAACCGCCCAACCCAAGTTGTAATAGTGTCCAGGCTTCATCAGCTAATCTGAACGCTAACAAGTCAAAGCTGTCAAACACGACTAAAGCTAAAAATGTCAGCATAGTGATGGGCCGCCAGTTTCTTTGTATCCAGCTCTCGCCCTGTGCCTCACTGTTAATGATTGACGTTCTTGACTCGAGTAATTGTGTTTCGTATGCGATAAATTTAGAATGTAGTTCGTTTTCTATCAATACGAGCTGATTGTTGATTTTTAGTTTTTCTTCATCGCTTGTGTGTATTGCATCAATTAGATCAACTGCGGGTCTGAATATGTTTGATATAAATGCGAATGCGTTCATCTAATATTTCCACGTGGTCGGTGATGGTTTTTTTGGGTCAATATCAACGTGAATGAATCCGTTTGCTATGCCTATGCGCCTAAACCCTACTTGATACAGAGATGATAAAATGACGTGTCTTTGATGGCCGTTGGCGACTACTATGTCAGCAGCGTGACCTGTGAGATGGGCGCTAGATGCTAAACCACCCTCTCGCTTGTTATGACTAGGGCAGCGTGTGCCTGATGTGATGCTTAGCCCTGATCCAACTATGTCACGCGCCTCTTGTAGCATTGTGACTAATTCGCGACTAATGTTATTTAATTTACAGCCGCAATTACACGCGAACTCTGAGCTATCAAAGTTTTTAGTTAATCGCATATTAATCTCGCATAAAAAAGCCCCGCGTATAGCGAGGCAAAGGGAAATACATGTTTCATTTTGGCTAATTTAGTCTGCTAATGGTATGCCACACCAAACTTTTGCACTCAGTAAGATAACAACCCTGTGCATCGTCAGGTTATAAGATTGCTAAATTTGGACGTAAAAAAACCGCAATTAAGCGGCTTATCAACAATCAGAGTCTAAACTCTTAGTGTCATAGGATAATAGAGCATGTAGATTTATTAGTCAATCAGTACCGCATTAGTTAAACACTTTAACTAAGCAGCAGCTAACCTATCCATTATGTCATGAGCAAACGTTTTAGCTGTTGATTCTGCAACATGTAATTTATCTACAGCGCTCATGTATTTATCATAGTAACAATAGGTAAACTGCTGAAAAGTCATTTTATTTGATAGGTTTTTATTGATTTCTAGGTACAGTTTTTTAGTGGTGTAAATGATACGCCCTAGACCAGTGCAGTTTTTACACTCAACTAAACGGCTTTCTTTCTTGTATAGTACTGAGCCGTTGCCTTTACACTTCGGGCATATACAAGTATCACATACCTCTCTTACTACGTGATAAGCAAGCATAGCGGATAAATCAGCATCTATATTCTGATTCACAATAAAGTCTTTGTTGATTGAACCTAACAGCTTTGCGCGTGATGTGTTGTTTAGCTGAATTTTAGCTTCTAACACTGCATTACCAACGGGCTCATAATGCTGTACTTGAGCCAATATGTTCAGTATGTCTGCTGGCGTCATTGGGTTAAGTCCATGGCTTGTGGCTTCACCTGATTGTGATTTGGGACATTCACGGCTGTATAAACGTTCTATTGACATCATTATTTATAACCCCTTATCAACAAACTTTAATAGGCATTTTTTACACTCATATCTCTTATTACCTTTTTCAACTCCGCGTTTCACCAAATTAAATGACTTACATCTTGTGCAGTGAATTGGCTCCCCTGCCAGCAAATGATTGTCAATGGTCCCGTCTTCTGGCCACTTTGCGGTCATGCTGATTTACTCATAATTCTGAAAAAAGTGGTGTATGCGGTAGCTCTTGTCATCCACATACAATGACTCGTGTAAATACAGAGAATGATAAATATGATGTTTAAAGTGAACCTCATGCTGCTAGTTCCTGTTCAAGTTGCTTAATCTTGGCCTTATAAACCGCTTTCAATTCTTTCAAATCATCAATAGTGTATTTCTTGGGGTCGTGCGGGCCTTCTATCCACTCAACCCGGTTCAGCCCAATTTTATTAATCAGATTGATTCGGTAGTTAATTAGATTGCCCGACAGATGGTTGTTACATGGGGCGCACTGTTTGAAACAATTATCCGGCTCATAGCGCAACTCTGGGCAACTTCCGCGACTGCGATAATGCCCAGCGTGATACTGTCCTGTGTGATGCCTCTGGCAACTAATGCAGGGTTGGTTTTTATCAGTGAGTCTTATCCATTTATTGAATATAACTTGGAGTTCTGACTTGTAATTAGCAAATGTTTTTAGTGACTCTTTTTTTGTCTTTGCACGAGATTTTGTTAGCTTTTTAGCTACATCTTGAATCTTTGATTTATTACCCGAATCGATAACGTAATTTAATTTGCATAAGTGAGAGCAGAAAAAACCCAATGGGGTGGTAATGCCATTCTCAATTGGCTCGTATGTTTTGCATTTAGTACATCTGCGCTTAGAGTTGGTCATTTTTATTATCTCCGTACTCAATAATAAAAAACCAATCTGGTATGTAAATATGAAAAATCACACATATGTAGGCTAGAGGTTTAGCCCACTTTTTAAGTTTTATTTTTATAACAATATTAGATTTAGCCATTAAACATTTACCAAAAAAGCAAATACACAACCAATAGCGGCGCAACAGACACAAAATATAGGGAACATAAGCTCAATACGACTAATAGGTAGATACATTGGGACTAGTGGCTGTGGTGGTGCTTTTATTTCAACTACTTCACCTGAAGCAAATGGCTGATAACGGAACCCAATTGGCAGATAAAGTGGATCAACTTTCGGAATGTATAAATCTAATAAACTCTCAATTGTTGCTTTTGAATTTTCATAATCAGCTTTTATGCTTATATATTCTTCTTGCTGAATCTTCACAATTTCAATAAGTTCGCGTTTTGTCTTCTGATCTATATTTTGGATCATTAGCTGCTCGCCATATAAATCAAAGCTACGGGCCAAAGGCAAACGGTAACAATCCTCATGTGTTTGACTTCAGATAAACCGGATAAAATAGTAAGTGCCCTTAATGCGTTCCATGTGCCAACGCCTATGATTATGTAAATTATTAATAAGATTAAATAAATCATGCTGTTTTGCTCCTAATATTCGGCCAGGGAACGTGGAAACCAAAAGAATTACCAAACCACCGGTTTAATTCTTCATGGGTTTGTAGGCATTCGACTGTAGATAAGTCGGCAGTTGATGATTTATCAGCTATGGCCTGCTGCGTTGGCCTCCATACGTGAGATTTCACGCTCGATGCGTACCAATCTATTGTCGGCTTGCTTTTGAGTAGCACCCGCATATCTATACCGCGATCATTTAACTCTTTAGCTACCCATTCAAACCAAAGGTGCATAGAATTATTTTGTAATTGACTGCGTTGCTTTTCAGTTGATACCTGGACCATCAGCCATTTTTGAAACTCCCAAGTATCTCGAACCTCTTTGATTAGAAGCTCAAGAGAGTCACGGCTATTAACTATTCTAAATTTGCCGTTCATGCTGCATCCCCTCTCAACTTTTGACGGTCCTTTGCGTCCTCGGCTTTCATTCTCTGATCCTGCGCTTTTTTCTTAGCTGCCTCTGCCTCTGGCATCTCTATTTTTTTGTACAGGGCTGCTTGGGCGTTAGTGAGTAGGTTCATACCTTGGGCTCCTTTTTTGAAAATCTTTCAGCTCTTTGGGGTCGAGGTGGTGGCAATTGTCGCGTCTTGTTCTGATTGTCCAGCTCACCGGCCTCAGCATCAGTTAAGCTGTAGAAAGTACCGCCCATTTTGTCTGATCGTTTTCCTATGTATGCGGTTTTGTTGCATGTACCGTGGCGAAACTTAGCGGGTATTAACTCAATAATTCCTTTGAACGCTGTTTCAGGATTTGCAACTTCATCCCTATGACTGAATAAAACCAGATCCGCGTCTGACTCAATAGCACTGGAGCCCGCTAGGTTTGACATAGTTGGCCTAGCTACAATGTCAGTGCCTCGATTAGCTTGAACTAGCAGCAATATTGGCGTGTTGGTTTCTTTGGCTAGTTGCTTCAATCCGCGGGTTATTTTACCAATCGCTAAATCATCACGTTCTGAACGCTCCTTCTCCATTAATCCGATGTAATCGATGGTGACTAGGCCAATTTTCCCCACTTTTTTAATAGTAGATTTGACCCGATGGCATATTTGTTT